TTCCACAAATTCCAGAGATTCTAGGTAGGGCTATTTTAAATGAATAGTCAATTAGTAAAAAAAGCAATCATTGAAACTCTGAAAGAGCGTAACGATCAAAGCACGACCAGTATTGTTAGAAATACTAAACTTGATAAAAGACTCATAAATGCTGGTATATCAGATTTAAGGCGCGAAGGAGTTATTAAGGCAAGCCCACATAAGAATGGTAGAAACAACGGTCATACTTGGGGTCTGGCTAGAGATAAAGACTCAATTGAATATAGAATGATGACCAAAAAGTGGGACTTAAATATATTTTGTTAACCATCAGCAAGCATGTTAGCAACCCTGATGCTGCGATTGCCTACTTGTCTAGCGTAATTAGAATCGAGTAATTCAGTGCCAGCTAATTCAAATAAACCCTGCTCAATGTAGGAGATAGTCTTTTTGAACTGCTTAAACTTTGACAGCCCCATATTGAATACCAGGTTTATAATAGCCTCTTTACGTCTTTCTGATAGGCCACTGAACCAGTTAAACTCATACATGCACTCACCTGCAACCCTTGAAATGTCATTCTTCAAAAGAAATTTTGCTTCACCCTCGGTGATACCTACATCATCAAGATTACGGCCAACACCGATTGTTAATTTATTTGAGGTGCAGTGGTATGGCTTTAATTTCAAGCCTTCATCAATGATTAGCTGATTTGTAAGCCGTTCCATATTTATCAAGGAAATACCTCCCAAAATTTAATCTTTTGCGTGACTTGCACCAAAATAAAACGAGCTTATTCCAGAAACAAGCCCTCCAAGGTAGCCCAAAACAAGAGAAACAATAGTATCGCTGTTAGCGTCAGGTGGTTGAACAGTAACGAGGAATATATAACCAATGAAGCCAAAAAGACTAACAAGTCCAAACACTCTAGGTGTCCAATCTCCCTTAAAAGCTTGTCTAGCGTCTTGAACATCAGCTGTCTCCAAGGCAAATATGTCTACATCCATCTGTGCCATTTTGGCCTCAAACTCAAGCTCAGCCTCTTTAATAGCAAGTAATTGCTCAGGCGTAGCTGTTTGCATAGCAGTAGATATAGATTTAGCATCATTTTTACAGCCTAACACTGCAGAAATAGCCTGTGCAGCTGTACCACCTAATGGTCCTGCCAAAGCAGTGCCTAAAGTAGGCGCGACCGCGCCAATAACACCTTTCAATGCACCAAAATTCATTTTTTGCCTCTTTTAGCTCTTGATCGCTGTACAGGATTTAAATCTTTTATAACTTCTTTCTTTTTAGGTGCTTTTTTTTCTGGCTTTTCAGCCTTTTCTTCATCCATAAGTTACCTCATTTTTGGTTTTTTCTTTGGCTTTTTCTTTTTCTTTTTTACTGGTTTTGGTCTACTAGCACCGTATCCACCTTGATGATATGGCATTATTTTTTCCTCTTTTTTGGTGTATTTTTAGCAATATCAGCGTCAGCTTTCCTAGCGCCACCCTTGCCACTCACAAAACTATTGACTCGACCCATAGCCCAAGCAGCCATTGGCACGTTTCTTGATCCACTAGACAGATATGCACCTTGCCCTCTGCGGTAGACTCTCTCTAGCTGACTAGCTGTAAATCGACTGCCTTCAGCTTTCTTTCTAAGTGTTGCTTTAACGCTTGCGCTTAGTGGTTTTCTTGCGGGTTTTTTTGCGGCCATTGTTTTCTGTCCTCGATTTTTGCACTGCTTCTAAATCTATAAACTCACCACGCTTGTAAGCTCTTGCTGTTCTCTTGATCTCAGCTGCTCGTTTTGCTTTATTTTTTGCGCCAGATAGGTATTTTTTAGGAACACCTGTTTTTTCATCTTTTGCTACTTTTTTAAATTTTCTAACCATTATTTGCCAACCTTCTTCATAGCCTCTTTATGAGCCTGTGTGAAGGTTTTTCCATTACGCATGACTTTACGCATGTATGCCATGTGTTTTGGCGTGTGATGCGTTTTATGGCGTTTGAGAGCATCTTTTTGACGTTTAGTTAGTTCTGCCATATCAACTCCATTTTACCTTATCAGCCCAAAAAGCTGCTGACATCTTACCCTTTGCTATGTTCTTTGCGTGTCTTGCCTTAAAAGACTTACGTTTAGCCTTATCTGCCTCACTTTCACCTTTTCTTGGCGGTTTTGTTTTAGCGCCCTGCTGACCAAAACGTATGGTTTTGATCTTATCACCTTCTTTAGCCACTACAATGTGTGACTTAGTAGGATGATTAGGTGTGCGTTTAGGCTTATTAAAACTCTCTACACCAGCACGTTTTAATCTAGGATCTTTAGCCACTTTTTTTAGCCTTTTTCTTAGCCTTCGGTTCTGCTTTAGGCGCTGGCTTTTTAGTCAAATTCGCCCAAGCAACCTGTATAGCGCTTTTGAATGCTGTTATTCTAGCAGAAAGTATAGCCTTATACTTATCTACAACCGCCCTAATTTCATCAAGAAAACTTTCCATAATCTACCCCAGTGGTGAACTTGCAGCATCTAATCCTTTCCACAGATCATCTACCTCAGCTTTAAATTTAGCCACTTGTGACTCAAATTGTTTAATCGCATCAGCCATTTTCTTGTATTCATTTCTAACTTCAATCCAATCTTTTTCCATTGTATTGACTTTAGCTGTAGATTCAGAGGCATTTGACAAGACTTCAGCTTGTCGCTCTTTTATGCTAAGAAGTAGTGTGTCAAGTTCAGCGAGCTTGCCCTGCAAATGCCCTAAGTCATTATCCTCTATTTTAGTCCGAATACTAGCTAATTCTAGCTCAATAGGTTCAATATTGGGTATAGATTCAGCAGTTGCTTGTAAATTACTTTCAATATTGTCAATTCTTGACACAAATTCGCTTGCAGCCCATATTCCACCGCCTATCGTAGTGGCAAAAGACATAAGGATAGCAATATAAATACCCTTAAATTTAGTGCCACCTACATCTAATTCTATATCTTCAAGTGCCATTACAAGCCACCTAAGTTACCATTTTCATTGTTAAATTGTGTAGTGGGTGTTTCGTTCTGAACATCAAGCACATCTTGTATTAACTGCACAGGATCATATAATTTAGCGTTTACTTGATAACCAGAAGCCATAGAGGCCACAGCTTCCCCAGAGCCGTAGCTGTAAGCACTGTACATTTCATTAATAGTAACTGGAGGGCTATCGCCATAAAAGCCGTCATAGACCTCTGTGGTGGCTTGTGTCCAGCCTATATTTGCATCGTTGTTAAAGAACACGCCTTGAAGCACAGTATCAGTCGCATTATCCCATGTGATGGTCATTTGATCAGTCCAAGCGTCATATGCTACTGTTGAATTGGTAATGTTAGACAATGTAGCTATGGCATCATGGTTGATCATTGCAAGGGTTGCTGAATCTTGGCTTGCCCATAAGCTCGCACTAGCCGCTTGTGCTTTATTCTCAATAACATCAAGTGATTGGTTGAATGTTTGGACTGTTGATTGGTCAATTTGTACATCGTTTGCACGAATATAATTTTGTAACTGGATGCGGTCTTCATCAGTTTGAGCAGATATAGCCTCTGAATATATTGCCTCTGCCTTTGAAATTTCTGTAGCTGCGCCTGAGAATAATTCAATAGCCGCCTCCATTTGATCAAGATTTTCTTCATAACTATCCACCAACAAGTGTTCTGCTGAATAATAATTAGCATTTGCTGTATCGAGTATTGATTGATTGTAGTACGCAACCTCTAATAAATCTATTTTATGTGAATCTGTACGGCCTGCAACTGGTACAATTAAGCCCTCTACCGTATTAGAAGATCCTGGAACACCTAAAGACATTTCAACAACACTTGCCTGAGCATCACTAACCTGAGTGTTTATGTATGCAGCAGTATTAATTAATTCTTGAATCTCAGCAAATTCAGTTGTTGGCCGTAAAGGGTTGATATTAGGGTCAATCAAAGCGCCAAAAGTGATTGATTGTGGGTAATACACGCCTGTATCACCACTTAGTGGTGCGGAAACGCTGGCTAATAGACTTGCCGCTAGTATCTTCTTTTTGATCGCCATTTCCGTTCTCTCCATTGATGCCTAGTGCGACATCGAAATACTCT